AGTGGGGCTGCACGATAAAGATCGCGTAACCGATTAAAGCCCCATCCTCTCGGCAGGTGATGCACTTGAGCATCCCAGCCATCACCAAGTTACCGTACGCAACGTAGTCGGGCGACAGAGGAAAGTCCTGAGTTACGCACAACTCGGCGTAGTGCTCAGGTAGTATCCCCTTTAGCTCCTCAATAAAGGTAGCTGGGTCTTCGACTGCGTATTGTGTTGTCATGCAGGCAACATTTTCTCAGCTTTTGAGTCAGTTGCAACTGCATTTTTGCCTACGGTCTTGGCGCGTGCTTTCTGCACACGATCCATCATGGAGTACAGCTTGCGGGCACCTGCCTCGCTGGAGCCGTTGCCCAGCTCAGAAACGATGCGGGCCGGAACTACAAACTCACCATCGGCCAGACGCGCTGGCTGGTTACCCGCGATAGTAGCGGGGATGGAATCCGATACGCCGTCACCGGGACCGCGCAGCATCCGACCGCCGTCAGAGTAGCTTCCAAGATCGGTACTGCCGCCTTCAGCAAACTGCTGACCTCCATTGGCCAACAAGATCAGGTTCTCGTTGCGTGCAGACATGTCAGACACAGGACCGCCAGAAGCCATCACGCGGGTGTAGGACGGCGTAAACCATTGACGCTCATACGAGTTCGACGGTGTTGCGGTTGCCGATGTCAGGTACTCAGGGTTCTGCGTTTTACCGGGACTGTATGTGTATTGGTGTTGTTCGCTGTCAGACTTATATGGCGTGGTTGTAGGTGTCTGCATCATTGCCGGCGCTGCAGCAGCCAGACCGTATTTCAGGTTGTCCTTGGTCATGAGCTGTGACGGGTTCTGCGCAATAGCCCCCAAACCGCCCTTCATTTGATCCACGAAGCCGGTGTTGTTCAGGTACTGGTCTTTAGCCGCTACGGCGGCATCGCCTAGCTGTTGGTTAATCGCTACCTGAGAAGGCATCTGCGTAATAGGGGCGGCTGCCTGCGCTGCTTGGCCGGCGTTTGCTGCGAACTGTTGAGGGGCATAGGCCATATTTGCATCTGCTGCGCCCATAGCCGCGCCTGTACCTACAAGACCTGCCGGGGCAGCTGCGTGGGACGCCAAGGACTGCTCGAAAGCCTGATTCATGCCTGCAGTTTCGGCTGCAGTTGGAACCGTAGTGGCTGCAGCGTTCGCTGCTGTTTGGGCTCCTTGCATACCGGCTGCAGCGGCAGCATCCGCGCCAGCACCGAGCACACTACCCATCATGCCTGCACCGCCGTAAGCGCCAAGACCAGCCATCAAGCCAGCCTTCAGGTCACCTTTGATCAAGCCGTAGCCAGCGCCTGTCATCAAGCCAGCCATCATGGGGGTTAGCGTTCCGCCGGAGGCAACCGACAAACCTGCACCAATAACCATGGGCAGCATATTGGACAAGAAGCCTGCTTCGGGCAGGCCCGTCTCGGGGTTGATCGTTAGGCTACCGCCACCGGCTTTTGCAAGCGCCTGCAGACCCGCCACTTCAGAGGGGGCCATGTGGACGAGTTGCGTGTCTGGGCCACGGCCCTTAGACGCTAGGTGTTTGGCGGCAATATGTAGACTCATAATAGCTCCAAGTTTATCAGGGGGCAGGCGGTGTCGGCAAGGTGGCCGGCAATGGACCAACGTAGTTGACCGTCATCACCGAGGACGGGATGCCGGGATGAGGGGAGGACGCGGTCTGGGCGTCTAGTTTGAGGTTCGTATCGCTCACTGCGGCTTTAAGCTCAATGTAGTCACCTGTCTGCAGGTCGATGTCGAAACCCCAAGCAATATCGGTGTACTGGCCGTTGCTGGAAACCGTCTTGGCGCGTGTCGAGTACCCAATGTCCGTTCCGTTGCGGCTGATCCACAGATAGATCGTCTTGGCGCTGGAACTTGAGCTGAGCACCTGCCCGGTGTACTGAAAGTTGTAAATGCCGCTAACACTTACTTCAATCTTACTGGTGCTGCCGGACTGTAGGGCTACTGCGTTGTTGAGATATGTCTGGTTGAACACGACCGGGTATGCGGTATTAGTTGCCCCAAACGTCTGGTCGGCAGTATTGAAGAAAAGCCCGTTGGGGCAGTCCACGTACTGACCACCATTGGTGCCGATAACGGCCCTCAGCGCGTTGTCCAGCTGGTTGAAGTACAGACGCAGGATGTCCTCAAACTGATTCTGGAACCGCTGGTCATATTCAAGCCCCGGAGAAGGCATCCGAGGCGGAGAAGAAAGCTGCAGGGTGCCCATCAGCGACGACCGTCCGGACGGATGTCAATACGCGGAGCGCCCAACTGCCACTGCACACCGAGCATGTCAGAGCTTACTTTGAACGCCATCTGGCGGCCACGGATGCGGGTGTACACAATCTCCGTGAACTGCTGCACCGTATAGTTGCGCTGGGATGAGTAGTTCTGGGTGCTCGTGACGCTGGGCGTATCTCCGGGCCCGTAATTGGAGCCGGGGTTCTGCCGTGGGCGCAGGGTAAAAGTGACTTCGGGCTGGTTGACGTACGAGCCATCGAACGTAATGTCGGGGATCATGCGCCACACAAAGCCGTAGTTGTGGCCGTCACCGATGTCAAAGTCAGCAGACTGCACGTAAGCCGTGATGGGGCTTGGCGGGTTGGTTGTGCCGTCGTCCACACCTTGCTCGTGGTAAATGATCTGGCCATCGTAGCCGGCAGCCGTTGGGCCGGGGCGAAGTGGTGAATCCAGCCAGAATGTTCGGCTCATGTTGCCGTACGCCCACGTCTTTTCAAGGTGGTTGTAGATCACGTAGCGATCAACCACATCCGAGTTAGCAGAACAGTAGAACCACCAGACTTCGTTGAAGCCTTCGTCTGTACCAGACGCTACTTGGAACATCTGGTTGGTATTGATGTCCCCAAAAATGTACTGGCGCAGTGGACAGTACAAAGTCTCAACGCGACCTGTGTACATGTAGAACTTGTCCACGCCCATCCAGTAGGTGACGTTGGCAGCTGTGGCCATGGCGTTGGGGCTGGCAATCGAAATGTTGTCAGAAATGATTTGCACGCCCCAGACGTACGGAGGGCCAAGGTACTGCATCGAGTAGATAGCCGCGTCAGTCCAGACCAAAATCTCCTGACGGGACTGGTACGCGCCGATGATTTTTGAACCGGAACTCAAACGGAAGCTACCTGCTTGGTTTGTCGCTGATGGGTACCAGACGGCGTAGTTCTCCTGATCCGACCAGCGAATCAACATCGGGTCCTGTTCAGAAACGCTGTAGTCATTGCAACCAAACGCAATTACGAAACGGGAGTTATCCGACACCATGATTAACTTAGTGACCGTCGGAACATAGGCATCTGTCAGCCAGTACTCGATTCCGTCTTGCGTGTTGGTGTTTGTGCTGGACAGCTGCTGGGCGCGGGGGTACGTACTGGGCGATGCGGATGGCACCCATAAGTACAGCGGGCCATCACGGTAAGCCATCAGCAGGTAGTCGCCGAAGTTGTCTTGGCTCCACAGACGCATTTGCACGCCAATACCAGAAGCAGCGGATTCACCCCATCCGGTAGAAGCTGCGCCCGTAACACCGCCAAAACCACCGGCACCCCAGCCTGTTTGCACAGTGTAGATGGCCTGACCAACATGAATTTCGTAGGTGAATGTTGCGGAACCAGTTGTACCAGAAGACGTTGCAGGTGCGTTCACTGTAATCGTGTAGTGATCTGCATCGACATACGTAACTTGGAACTCGCTGTTGAGCGATGCTGCAGGTATGCCGTTGATGGCCCCTCCAACACCTGTGATGTACACAAAGTCGCCTGTGTTTGCCCCGTGTGCAGTGTCGTTAACCGTAACAACCATTGATCCGTTGGTCGTGGTGAAAGCGTTAGATGCAACCGTCGACACTTCCCGGATAGGGGTGATGTCGTTAAAGTTACCGCCAACGGAGTTCTGCAGGTAGAACTTGAGGTTAGTACCAATGCCCAGCAGGTTGTTGCCCGTAGTCGTTACCCAGTTCCACAACGAACGGCATACACCCCAGAACGACCCCGCAGGTGGATAATCCGTGTCGGAGGAAATACCGGTGTCCTTGACCCAACCGCCAATTTTCTCCGGATAGCCCGAGCGAAAGCGCACCTTATCCATCTCGAACCAAGTGCCTTCGTTTGCAAGCGTTGTGGATTCCCGATTGACACCGGGCCGCAATTTGAGCTGTTGAAGTGGCATAAGTTCACCCGATCATGCTGGATTCCGCCTGTCGGCGTCGTACAAGTCCCGGAAGTACGCGACCACCGCCGCGAACCCATTTCATGAGCTCCGTTTTAGCGCCTTCTCGGTTGTTTGCGGCTATTTTACGCCGCAGCGTAGACGCTGCCAAGTTTCCAGAACCTACGTTGTATGTGAAATCCACGAGCGCTGCTACTGCATCGGACCCCCATGCGGGTAGTGCTGGGCATAGTGCTGCCACACTGCGAAGACTCTGTGTCTGGAGCTCGAACTGCAGATACTCCTCGGCTTGCGCAAGCGGGATATGCGGATCAATCAGCCTGACCGCCCGTCCGTCTGGGTAATGCGTTGTGCCAAACCCAATCGTTGGTACCCCAGCCGGACACAAATAGGGTTCCGGAAAGAAGCCCTCAAAGCGGCGACACAGCGCTGCTGCGGTCACGATCTCAGGTCTGGTGTTCATTTCCCACGCTTACTGAGATTGCGGTCAGCCAAGAAAATGCCCAACGCTGCACTGCACACAGAGGCAGCAAACTCACTCAATGTGATGGCATGAAACTCGGACAGTGTGATCATGACAACAGCCCATGTGGCTACTCCGGGACGAATCGTAGCGTTCCAAGCGTCGACCCAAGCAATACCAACTCGGGTTGTCGTAGCCTTGACGGCCTCCAGCCATCCTGTAACCTCCGTCTCCCCGATAGCCGCTTCCGCCTGTGCTCGGATGACCTGTACACCCATGTCAGCCTGCAATTTGATGGCTGTCATGTTGCGCTCGTGTTGCGCAGCATCGAGCTCGCCTTGCAAGCGCATACGGTCAAGTTCGTGTTTGTGGTCTTGACCCTTTGTTACCCATGCACTGATTTCACCCCAGAGCATGCGAAAAACGGAACCGCCAAGAAAAGAAATAAGGGCAGAAAGCATACGCAGGGTCTCCAGCTAATATCTGGTGGTGACACTCACCACATACTTGTGTGGCTACGAATAGTGTCTTGTTTTTGTTTTACTATCGCAGTATTTGCCTTCAGCAAACACATTGATGAACACAGTGCCATCTTCCTGTGCTTCGGTCAGCATGACAAAGCACGAAGTCCATCCAGCGTATTCTCAGCATCAGCCAAGGCCGTGATATTACGCAGGCGGTTTTTTTCAGCCACGATTGCAGTGGTGTCAGCACCAGTCTCTTGAGCACGTTGGAACAAGACATCCTGAGCAGCCAACAAAGGCTCACGCTCACGACGCAGATGGGTTTTGGTGATCTCTCGGGCCTTGTCCACGTTGACGGTCACCACGCCTTTGGTTTGCTCCCAAGCGCCAAAGAAGTCATTGTCTTCTTCAGGCAAAGATGCCATGTCAACGACATAGGATTGAACCCCCGCTGGAATGTCTTTGGCCTGAACTTCCTCAATAGGCAGCTCACCAGTGGGGATGCAGATGGATACACCACCATTGTCGTTTGTGAAGATAATTACCTTGTTCATTTGGTTGTTCTCCTTGATTTAGCGGAACACAGCAATACTAACAACTTGATGGTCAAAGGCACCAGCGTTCGATCCGAGGCCAGTCATAACACGCAGTTGCGTAGTGCTCATAAGCGTTGCACCACCACCAGTTTGCACTGCGCCCATAATCATCATTGCCGTTGCATAAAATACATTCGTATTCCAAGACAAAGGCATCGCCGTGGCTACATAGTTTGTGTCCGGCATTGCGCTTGTAAAATTCAAGGTGTAATCACCAGTTGCGTTTCTGGTGATGCTACTCACGTTATAAGAGGCACGGATAGCACCGTTTGACCCGTTAAAGTTTACGAAGGCACGTTCTTTAGTTGCCGTTGTTTGCGTTGTTGCATCTGGAAATGTAACGCCAGTTGATCCAAGAGTTGTTGACATTTTTACTCCTTAAACTGCAGCAGCAAACGTGCCGTCAGAAGACATTGTGAATTTTGTTACGCCACCATACTGAAAAACAAGCACGCCCCCAGACTCTTGTATTGTCCAGTTTGTTGTTCCAAGTTTGCCTGCAGTAGTAGCGTTCGTTGCGTTCGTTGCGTTCGTTGCGTTCGTTGCCGTTGTAGCACTTGTAGCACTTGTAGCGTACGTTGCATTTGCTACATATGTGCTGCCGATAGCTGCCACAATGTCTGCGGCAGAAGCTATGCTCAGTGCTGCCGAGCCGTTGCCACGCAAAATACCGCCAGACGTAAAGCTGGAAGCGCCTGTACCGCCATCAGCAACGGCCAAATCTGTGATACCTGTGATTGAGCCGCCGGTGATACTTACCGCATTGCTGTTCTGCGTGGCGATTGTTCCAAGCCCGAGGTTTGTGCGAGCGTCGGCTGCCGTAGAAGCCCCAGTCCCGCCATCGGCTACAGCCAAGTCGGTGATGCCTGTGATCGAGCCACCGGTGATAGAAACCGAAGACGAGGCCTGCGTGGCCATTGTGCCAAGCCCAAGGTTCGTTCTGGCATCCGCAGCAGTTGACGCACCGGTACCGCCGTCAGCAACAGCCAAATCTGTGGCCAGCGTAAGGCTCGACAAGTGGTTGTTTTGGAAGCGGAAGTTGGTGCCGTCAGACCAAACCGTTGCAGTTTTACCAGCAGGGATAGCCGCGCCAACACCGGCAGCAGTGGTGTTACCCAGAACCGTGGAGTTGTAGATCGTGGCGGTGTAGCTGCTGGCGTTGTAGATGACGTAGGTCTTCTCAGCCGGAGGGGCGTACACAGCAAAATTCGCTGTTGTGGTCGTCGTCAACGCCAGCGACACATTACGCGATTGGTCTGCAGACCCGTTGTTGGCGGTCAGCGCTTGATTGGCAGTCGTCACAGACACGGAGGTATATCCGGCAATAGCGTCTTCCAGCAAGGTGCCGAGGTTGGTGTTCGTAGTCGCGCCCCACGTACCGACTTGGTCGCCGGTCGTGATCAGCTCAATTCGTAAATTTGGTGAGTACGAAGACATCGCTTATCCTCAGTTCGGAACTTGTGCCCATCCGGGCGATTGTGTTGTCGTAACAGCGGCCCAAGCCGGAGTTTGTGCAGTCGCTATCGCCGCCCAATCAGGCGTCTGATCGGTGTCAATGTTGCCCCAAACATTGACGTATCCTACACGACCTGTGCCATAAATGCCAGTGGGGAAGACGTTTGCCTTGGCTGTCACCGTGACGGAGCCGACATATCCGGTGCCGTACACCCCGGCTGGGTACGCATTTGCGGATGCCCGCACGGTCGCTTCGCCCAGCGCAGTGGTTCCATAAACCCCGGTGACGCTGATGATGTTATTGGTAACAAGCGAAACGTTGCCAAGCTGTGCAGTAGCGGATACCCCAGTCGGGTAGACGTTGCCTTTGGCAATAACCGTGGCTTCGCCAAGCGCCGTTGTACCGTAGACCCCGGTAAGATCAACAACCGCGTTGGCCCCAACGATAACTTCGCCCAAGTAGGCCGTAGCAACGGTACCGTCCGGATAGACCTCGGCGGCAGCAAAGACGCTTACTGTACCCAAAGACGCGGTGGCCTCGAAGCCTTCGACGTCGATGTTGTTAGTAGTACTAAGTGATACGTCGCCAAGCGCAGTGGTGCCCGTTACGCTGGTAACGTCGATGTAGTTGTTTGTGACGAGGGAAACTGTGCCCGTTTCGCCCGTAGCCTGCACACCGTCTGGGTAACTATTTGCAATACCGGTAACGTAGACGCTGTTTATATCGCCCGTGGCTTCCTCGCCGGTGACGTCAAGGTAGTTGTTCGTGTTGAGCGTTACGCTGCCAAGCTCAGCCGTGGCTTCTTCTCCGGTGACGTACGCTTGTGCGGCTGCGGCAACGACGACGGAGTTGAGCGCGGTTGTTCCTACGTCGCCCGTAGGATAGACGTTGGCCGTAGCGACGGTGGTAACGTCGCCAAGAGACGCGGTCGCGGAAACGCCGTCAACAGCCACAGTGGCATTGACTGCCTGTTGTGCAATGGCTGCAAACGGCGCTGCGCTAAACGCGCTATCTCCGAACATCAATCACCTTTCAGTGCTTTGACCTCAGCGCGGAGTTCCTTGATAGCCTCAACAAGCAAGGGAACAAGGCGGGCGTAGTCAACGGTCAAATACTCCTCACCAGACTTTGATGTAATCTCGCCGGTGGTCTCATGGGTCTCCATGTCGAACGCGGCCAGCGAAACTGCTTCCGGCATGACCGCTTTTACAGCCTGCGCGGACAGCGCTACCTGCTGCTTATCGTTCTTGTAGCCGAAGGACTTGGCCAGCTCGTTTTCGACGTAGTAGAAGCCTTCCAGCGAGTCGACCTTGTCGAGCGCATTCTCAATGCCTCCAACCTTAGTCTTGAGGCGCATGTCAGAGTAGTAGGCTGTTACGTTGCCCGCAGCGGCGATAGACTGGTCGCAGTAGAAAGATTTACTACCGTAGGTACGAACCCATGTAGTGTCGGCCATATTTATGCCGCCGCCGTACGAGTCGTTATACCACCCAGTAGCGCCGGAGGATCGGAACCAATTACCGCAGTAGAACGATCCAGAGTACAGGTAGTCTGTGTACGGGTTGCAGTAGATACCGCCAGTTCCATACACAGAGTTACCAGACCCCCACAGCATCTGATACGTGCTGTTGGAATCATTGTTATAGTTGATCGTTACTTGCGACGAAGTAGACGCGGAGCTTGCCGATGAAGCACTTCCTGCAGTCGTTGCGTAGTTGACACTGAAGTTGGATGGGTTCCACACATAGATGTTGGTGCCATCATTTGAGCCCCACAACCATGTCGGCTGACCAGACTGGCCTGACCAGTTAAAAGTCATCCCCGTACCTGAACCGCCGCCTTGTGAAAGCGTTGAAGCCTTGGTTGCCAGCGTAGCTGTGGCGGCGTTACCTGAGCATGAAGATGCGGTAGTTGCGGTAGCCGCATTTCCTGTGCAAGAGCCGGAAGACCCCGACACGTTACCTGTCACGTTACCTGTGACATTGCCCGACAGCGTAGCGGTGATAGTACCGGCAGAGAAGTTGCCAGACGCGTCACGGGCTACAACCTTAGAAGCTGTGTTGGCCGAGGTCGCATCTACCGCAAAAGTCTGAGCTGCACCACCGTTGTACGCACTGCCTGTCAGGTAAGAGCCCGGAGTCAGGGAGTACGTCACAGACCCTGCAGACGTAGCGTAGGCTGCATTGCCAGAAATGTTGCCGGAGATGGCCGAGCCGGGGATCGTGGTCGAAGCCGTCATGGCGCTTGTGCCGTTGCCGTACACGTAACCAGTCAGGGATGTCGCGCCAGTACCGCCGTTGGCCACGGCCAAGGTGCCAGAGATGTGGGTCGTCAGACCGATCTTGCCGTAGCTAGGAGCCACGCCCACACCGCCGGAGATCAGTGCATTGCCGGTGGCCACATCAGCCAAGCTGGCCAGAGTTCCAGAAGCCGAAGCGTAAACAATGTCGCCAGTCGTGTAGCTTGTCAGGCCAGTACCGCCGTAGCCAACACCAACCGTGGAAGCCGTCCAAGTACCTGCTGTCAGAGTGCCGACACCCGTAACGCCTGTGTAAGCGCCAGACAAACGACCAGAAGGCAGCGTGCCCGAACTGATGTTGGATGCGTTGGTGGTGTCCGTGGTGGCCGAAGCCGCCAGACCAGAGATGTCAGCAGCGGCAATCTGTTGCCAAGACGGTGCAGCGGAGTTGGTGCCATCGCCTTGTTGTTGCAGATACTTCTTGGTTGTGGTGGTGTTGCCAGACAGCTTGCTCAGCGTGTTGGAGGCGCTAGAGTACAGCGTATCGCCCAGCGTGTAACTAGATTGGCCGGTGCCGCCGTTTGTTGCCGGAAGAGCGCCAGAAACAGCACCCGACTGATTCAGGGCAACAGCGTTCCACTCGACGTTTGTGCCGCCGGCGTTCATGACAAGCGACTTGTAGGCCGAGCCTTTGGCCAGATTTGACCATGTGTTCGTGGCCGATCCATACAGCAGATCGCCAGTAGTAACAGTGCTCGTGCCAGTACCGCCGTTGGTTGCTGCTACGGTACCAGACAAAGACAATACATTGCCGGATAACTGTAGGGGAGCGTTGACAACGTACGAAGGTACAGAGCTGAACTGCTGGAACGTGATTGCCGTAGTACCGAACGTAATTATTCCAACCGTCGTGCAGACATACGACTCGTACGCGGCGGTTGTTCCCTCAGACACGAAGAAATATGCGCCGTCGTCGAGCGCATTCGGGTCATTGATACCGTATGTGTCGGCATCCGACGCACGAGTCAACACCCAGTTTGTGGAGCCTGAACCCGTATTTGTCACAACGTACACACCGTTCTGGGTCTGGTCGGTCTGATCCATCACCAAAATGCGGTCATTAACGTTAACCGTAATGCCGTCGCAAACCAGTGCGGCTTGCGTTCCGGCGTTGGTCAGTGTCGCACCGACCCCAGCTGTTCCGTTATTGTATGTAGCGTTCAGATTGCCGACAGCCTCTGTGCGAACCGGGGTGTGCACCGTAAGGCCTGCCGAAGCCGCGTTATCCACGTACTGTTTGGTAGCGGCCTGCATATCCAGCGTTGGGTTGGCGTTCAGCGTAACCGTGCTGCCAAAAGTGGCTGCGCCAGCAATACGTGTGCTACCTTCTACTTGTAACAACTCGCCGGTGTCAGTCGCATTAACACCACCGCCGATATTGACGTTACCGGTGTCGCCGTAAACACGCGCCCGCTCTTCCGTGTCCAGCAGAGAGCCAGCAATCAAAACAATGTCTTGCGGGCCGGGAGATGTTGCGCCGTATTTACCCGCGATGATGCGCAGGTCATTACCTGTGGAGATCAGGTATCCGCTGTTTGGTTTTTGAGCAGAGTAGTCGGCGGCACTGTACGTGCTGCTGGCCATGCCCATGTCCATGTAGTTTTCGGTGTCGGAGCCATTGTCGGCAGTAGAGACCCAGTCAGACGACGCAGAAGAACCGTTTGATAGGTTCTGCTGGTTGGCCTGCATGTAGTAGTTGCCGGTCGTAAACGCTTGGAAAGACGTGTTGGGCAACGTTGTGCCCTCAGTACCGTCTTGCGTAAGACCGATGGTTCCGCCAACAAGCCGCAGACTGCCGTTGACTTCTTGGTAAATCGCTTGTTCTGCAGGCTGTGTAATGAACACTTCCTTTGTGCCTGCGCTGAAATTAACCGCTGCGTCACTGTTGGAAGAGGAATAGACACTAGTTCGCACTAGTGTGTTTGCGCTGTACGTGCCGTAGCCTACCTCCCACTCGGTCTGAAATCCTGCAGCCGTATTATGGATACAGTAGTAAACAACAGAGCCATCAGGTACGCACGAAGCAAACGTGCGGTATCCGTCATACGCACCGGACAGTGTGAAAGTTCCTGTACCAGTTGTAGACGCCTGTTCCCTTACGCGATCCTGCAGAACGAGGGCCATGGAGACCCCCTATTAAGCGATACGGATGATGGCGCTAGAAGCGTCAGCAGTCGGGAAGTTGATCGTGAAGTCACCTGCCGTAGAGGTCTTGTCACCACCGAAGTCCAGAACTGCAACCGAGGGGTTCGTAGTTCCGTTGGCCAAGTAGATCAAAGCGCCACGAGCAGTGATGGTAGCGGTGCTCCAAGTCACGTTCGAGAAGCTCAGGTAAGCCGTGGTACCCGATGAAGTCGGGTTGGTGCTGATGGTCAGCGTTGCTCCACCAGCAGTGTAACCAGTTCCGGTAGTTTCATTGGACGCAGAGTACGCAGTCGTCGAAGCACCCAGAGTGGCGGAGCTGGTGTACAGCGCGATTTTGAAAGTTTGAGACGTGCCGCTACCAAAGTTGAAGGTACCATCGAGGATACCGACTTTGAAGCTGGTGCACATTGCCTGAGAAATTGCCATGACGGCCCCCTAAAAGTTAAGTTACAGCGACTCGAACCTGACCAGAACGGTAGGCATCTTGTCGTTCCAACCCATCGCCAAGGCGTTTGGCCAATGCGACAGCTTCTTTGTACTTTGCATCGTACAACTGGATCATGTCTGCCTCACCCTTCATGAAGGTGTAGGCTTCGACAAGCGACCCGTACAGCAGCACGGTGTCAAAATTATCTCCCAACCACGACGTGCCTGCATCGACAATCGACTGTGGGTAAAAGTAGTAGTGCAGCTCGACAGCATAGTTTGCATCCGGTGTCGGGCCAAGAATGAAAGTCAGCTCGTTTGCGGCTGTTGACTGTGGACCAAACAAGGCATAGTACTTTGGCAGTCCTGTGCTGGCAGGCGACGGATACGCCTGACGGATGAAGTTTACATCCTTGTCCAGCAGGTACTCGTAGTTACCATCTGCATCAACTACGGCAATCGAATACGAAGCCAGAAAATCGTTGGGGCAGGCCAGATACTTGTTATTGATCGTGGCCGTGCCGGTCACGTTCTTGCGCAGTGACGGGAACTGGATGGAGTTGTAAATACGCTGCTCAGCCTGCTTCACGAACACAGGAATATTAGCCACGAACTCTTGCTCGTAGTTCTGTGTGTAGGACTCAATAGCCGCAGTCAGCTCAGCGTAGTTCATTACATCACCCCACCATTGGCCCAAGGAACAGAAGTCGCCCAAATCTGAACGTTCTGCTTGGGCTGCCACGGGCTACCGCAAGCGGTGCACACGCCGGTCTCAACTTCTTGTTCACTCACCGGGTCTTCGCAGACAGCGCAAAGCACCTCGACAACATGCCGAGGTTCCACCACGCCGTCACCCAGATCACGGGCAGCTACTTCTAGCTTCATGCCATCGGGCCTCGGGCCATGGTGCCCTTAGTGGCAGCGCCAGTACCACGGATTTTGATGCCGCTGGTCTTGGTGCCCGGATAGTCGTTGCTGTGACGGTTGGCAATCGACACGTTGAGGTCCTTGTTGGACTTCTTGTTGTCGGAGGTGCCAGCCTCAGCAAGCGGTTTGTAGGTGGGGTTGCGGTAAGTTGCCATATCAGCCTCGCTTTTGAGCCGCGATCTTGGCGCGGTTACGACCGAGCTTGAGCATGTCGCTGTTGGATTTACCAGCGTTGCCCGTGGGCTTGGCTTCTTTCTGAACGCCTACGCTAGCGCCGGCGTCGCCAAGATTCTTACCTTTTGTTTTGCCTTTGGCAGCTACGCCATCAGCGGCACGTGTGAAAGCCATGATCTGCTCCTTACGCAGTTACTACCGTTACTGTACCAACATTTCCCGTTGCAACCAAGTCATTTGGGGTCATGCCGTCATCAAAAAGCCTAGCTCCGCCAACAGGGTTCCAGCCCCACTGAAAAACTCGGCTACCTTCACCGTGGCTACCGTCCGACAAAATGCCCGACGTGTAGTACGTGGTATCCCGACGAGGATTGCGCAGCGCCTGTGGATCGTCCACAGGGTACATCCCCAGCTGCAACTGCGGGTGGTCAGGGTCCCAGCAGTTATTACAGACCAGCAGGTTGTACTGCTTGGTCTTGATGATCTCCGTGCGCAGCTCGGTCAGCTTAAAACGAAAGCCACAGCGATCGCACATAGCGATCGCATTTTTACCCGAGGCAAACCGGTTGCCCATTAAGTACCGCTCCCCAGATACATCCGGCGGGGCACAAAACGTACCGCTGCTTTTTCACGGTCTTCCGATGCAGCCAAGTCCCAAGCCTCATCGTACTGAGCTTTAAGCACAGGCAGGCGCTCAGTGCCGCCCGGCACCTTCAGCGCCAAGTAGTACGCCAACCCCGCAACCATGCACGGGATAAAGCGAAACGGAACATCCATGGTGTTAACGCCATTGCCAGCATCGTCAATACGACGCATGCGCCAATACACAAAAGTGTAAGGCTGGCTATTGTCTGGAACAGGCCAAACAGTAATGCGAGGGGTTTCCTGAAGACGCTCGATCCAAACCTGAATGGGTCGGCCTTGGGAGGTCTTAGTTGGGATGGTCGCATAGGTAGAAACACTGATACGCGTGATGTTCAGATCGGCCTGAGTCGTACCAGAACCCGTACGGATCACATGCTCCAACAGGTCAACGGTGTCAGACGGCAGGTCGTATGTTGCGGTGCCAGCAACCAAGGAGATCGAGCCTTGCTCGAACGTCCACATGTTCACGCCTCGGTTTGCCCAGTCAGCGAACAGCAGGTTCAAAGACCGGCGAGCCGTCTTGAGGTCGTAGCCCGTGCGCATCTCGGAACCGACACGCTCAAAGGCCTCCTCGACCAGCTCGGTCAAGTCCAGATTAAAAGCGGTGGTTCCTGATGTTGCCATGTTACTTCATACCTTTGAGGGTCTTGGCCAGACGAGCGCGTTGCCCCATTTTACCGGGGGCACTAGCGGCCTTGGCCAGCTTTTTGGCAGGGATCGTCTCGCCAGCTTTGACGCCCAACGACTCACGCAGAGCACCGGGCTTCTTGATAGCGTCTTTGATCCAGTTGCCTTTGGCCATGCCGCCTTTTGCGTACATCTCGACCTTGTTCGGATCATCCTTGCGGGTGATCGTCTTAGCCTTTGGCATCTTATCTGGGTTAACGGCACCCATGCCGCGACTGGCTCTCATGCTTACACCATCCGGCCTTTGGTCTTGCCACGCTGGGCAATACCGTCACCACGAGTCATGCCGCCGCTGGCCATCTTCTTGACTTTTCCGCCACCGCACATAGCGTTGGCTTCGGCCTGTTCTTCGCGGACAATTTTTTTGGGCACGCCAGCCTTTTTCATAGCTGCAACGTGACGCATTTCCATGGCTTTAGATTCTTTCATTTCACCACCTTTTGCAAATTTGCGGCCTTTGTCCGCTTGATTAAAGTCTTTGCCCACAGACATGGGCACGCCTACTTTCTTTGCGAACTCCGGGGAGTGCGCTACAGCCGCCATGAAGCGGGCTTGTTTCTTACTCGTCGACGGCACGGTCGCTCCTTCGCCCCGTCCAACCGCGAACGGTGTCGGTCTCCCAGATACGAATGCCCGTCCAGACAATCGTAAAAATAGCAGCGATTGAGGGCAGCATATTGATGAGGGTGCCAAGCACCGTTACTACGGACAAAGCATCAACAACGTGCTTCGTCGTTTCAGAAATAGGGTGTTCCATGGTCAGCAGTTCCAAGCCTTTAGGCTCTTGTTGATCCGACTGTTTGGGTCTTTGGCTGTCTTCTCGCTGGTCAGCTTTTTCTTCATGCCCTCCATACGAGCGCAGAAAGAGTCTCGGCGTTTGCCGCCCTCTGGTTGAGGAGCTTTCAACCCCGGCTTGCCGGGATTCGCCTTGTTGTAGGAGGCCCGCCCCTTGGCGTTGAGTCCGCCATTGGGGTTCTTGCCTTCCTTGCGCTGCCATGCGGGCGACTTAGCCATAGAACACCGTCACAGAAGCCACGTTGGTCACATCCACATAGACGTCCGTGAAGAAGCGTACACCCTCAGCAGGGATGAACACATTCTGTATGCCCGCCACAGCGGGTGTGTTTACGGTAATACGAGCAGTGCCGGTCGAACCGCCGTCCTTGAGCACCACGGAACCAGCGGTGGAGCTGGTCGTCACCGTAATGCCACGGACACGGGTGGCTTGATCCACCATCGTGCCGTCAGCGGTGGCCGTCGCACTAAGTACGTCGGTTTGCATCATGATGGGATGCTCCTATCAGGAAGCGGCGATGGCTGTGCCGGTATCGCAACGCAGCCAGTTGGTGCCATCACCGAAAGCCACGATCGGGCTACCAGCAGCACCGTTGGACACGTAGATCATTTTGCCAGCAGTTTTTGCAGACAGAGCGTTTGCGCTTGTAACGGTGTAGGCGGTCAGGGTGATTGTGCCAGCTACGTTGCCGGTGACAGCGCCAGTAACAGAGCCAACAAAACCATTGGTCGAGGTGACCGGGCCGGAGAAGGTAGTAGAAGCCATGATGATTCCTCACATGCGATTTTGGGTGTAGCCGTCTGCATGTCGTCTGGCCGGGACCAGTCTGCTACACCGGGGACCCCGGATTGAACACACTATACAGCGAACTTAGGAAAAAGAAAAGGGGGCCGAAGCCCCCTTTTAACTCGATCAGGTCGAACCCGAAGAACCCCACATGCCCAGAGGATCGCTCCAGCCGAAGCTGTAACGCTCACGAGCCTTGTAGCGCACGTTGCCGGTGTCGAAGTCGCCGTCCATGGAAGTGGACAGAGCAACACGCTCGAAGTGCTTCATGCCGTTAGGAACGTCGGTTGTCAGGAACCAAGCGTTGGTGTCGGTCAAGAAGTGGTTCACGGTGTAGCCACCAGAGATGGTACCCATGGACTTCAAGGCGTTGATGTCGTTGTCGGCGGTAGACACGCGCAGTTCGGTGTCCAGCAGGCGCTTGGCCGTGAACATCAGAGCAGGCGGGATCACCAGCTTGATAGGCTTGGCAGCGATCAACAGACCACGTTCATCGGTCCACGCAGCGATTTGAATCGTGGCGTTTTCCAGAGCGGTTTCGTTCAGATCGGTACCAGTAGCGGGGCTGTTGTAGTTCACGCCGCCGCCAACCAGAGGGTGGCCAACGCGAGTACCAGAGCCGTTGTTACCGAACAGAGACACGCCGTCGCCGCCCAGAGCGGAACCAGAGAAGCCGTTGTTCAGGACAGAGGCAGCCTTCACTTGCTTGGTGTAAGCCATAGCACGGGCCAGAGCCTTGGTGTAGCGGGCAGACAGACTGTCGTACAGGTTGTCTTCCACTGCTTCTTCAGTGATGGAGAAGCCCAGAGCGATGGTCTCGTGGGTATAGCGAGCGGTGAACGCTTCTTGCGCGTTGTCATAGGCGATGGCAGAACCTTCGGCCTTGACAGGAGCAGAACCAAAGCCAGACAGCTTGGTTTCTTCTTCAAAGCTACGCTCCGATTTCTCGGTTTCGTAGATTTCTTTGTGCTCTTCACCGTAGCGAGCGTACTCCATACCGAACAAAGCGTTCAGACCGGGCAACAGCTCTTTAAGGAGTTGGGAACGAGAAATAGCCATGATTTAGCTCCTTATTACACGCCAACAGCGTTGGTCAGGCTGTGGTAGCCGGGGTTGAACTTCACCAGCACGTCGGGGTAGCTGTCGCTCACGGGGGAGACGAAAGCCATCAGACGGAAGGCGGCAGTGGTTGTCACGGTGGTGGCCGTCAAAGCAGAGGTAGAGTCGCCAGTACGGGTAGAACCGGTAGAGGTGCTCTGAGCAGCTGCAAAGTAGGTGTTGGCACCAACGTCAGATTGGTCGGCAGCGCCGTCCAGCTGGCCTTGGAATAGCACGTTTGGATCATCCACAACGTAAGCCACGATCGGGCCGCCGTTAGCGGTGTTGGCAGGATAGTACTGCGACCAGATTTGCTGGCCTTGAGCGTTGACGTAAGAACAACCCACGAACACGCCAATAGCGCCGGTCAGGGTGCCAGAGCCGGGGAACGAGTTGGTCGTACCGTCAGCGCCGGTGCCAGTCACCAGAGCAATGTAGCCATCCGCACCAATGTAGACGACCTGACCATAAAACAGGTTGGTCGCCTCGCCGGCGGGATCAATCAAGTACTGGGAGGTAGCGCCAGCGTAGGGCATACCATCAGCACGCTTTACGGGACGCAGCCCGTAGGGAGAAGCGGTGTTAGCCATTTAGGCCTCCTATGTTACTTTGAACCTGAACCAAAACCCCCGCGTGTGCTGCTGGACTTTCTGTCAGCAAACAGCGGCATACGAGGATCGTTGTTTCGCAAGAAGTTGTTGTCCACAGAAGCCATCTGAGCTTCGGCCTGACGCTGATAGTACTCGTCACGGGCAGCGGCTTGTTCTTTGGACATTTTGCACAGCATCAGTCCGCCGATTTCGACGTTACCTGTTTTCTCGTTACCTTGCAGCATCAGCTCGGGGTGGTCGACAGCCTTGACCGGTTCCCAACCTTCACGCATCTTGGTAGACACGTTTGTGGCTTGGGCTTCACCTAGCAAATGTGTCGCAATCCAGCGATACACGTAACCGGGTTCAGGGGTCGGGTCTGGCAACGCGCTCGGAGGCATGTAGACAGCACGGGCAGATTTTTCGCGGGACACGAGGTCACGGGGTGTACGGTTTTCAGCCATTCGATTTCTCCAGTTTTGCGACTTGTGCAGCGTATTGCTGCGGGGTTAAACCAAACTTCTTCGCCAGATTTAGCTGGTGAGTCGTCAGTTGTACCTTTCGGGGACCAGCGGAGCGAGCCGCTGGAGCCACAACAGTTGCAGGCTTTCTGGAGCCATCGCCGGACTTCGGCTTGTCTTCCTCTCCGAAAAAATCGCGGAAGGTCGACTTGATGCGAGCGTCAATTTGCTCGAAGTAACTGTCGGAGCGGGGGTCTACCCCGTTGTTCACCAGCTTTTGATGGAGACCCAACGCAAAGCTGGTCATTTCTTCGTATCCCGGCGCACCGAACCACTGGTTTTTTGCCTGCCAGCGCAGCGTCTTATCGTCCATTTGCGGACGGGATACTTCAGTTTGTTGCTGTTGTACCGGTTTTTCTTCCGGTTGTAAAGCGGGGGCGCGGAAATTTTTTGCGTTCACCACTTTCATCTTGGCGTCAAGCAGCGCTTCTTGCGCGGCAATGATTCCTTCAGTGTCAAAAGCCTCGGTCGCTTCCTTGAGCTTCCGTTTGGCGGCTTCGACTTCCGTCTCGGCCAATTGCACTTGAGATGCGGCGTACTGTTCAGACCCAGTGCTGACGTACTGGCGCAGGCGCTGGTTCTCTTCATGAATGCGCTGGGCAAAGGCTTCCAGTTCCGCTTTCTCGCGGGCCATAGCTTCTTTTGCACGGCGCTCGTCATGACGAGCATGGGTCAGCTCCTTGATGCGCTTTTTAACGCCTTCGGAGTAGCTGTCGATTTCCTCATCCGTCGGGTCAGCGACTTCTCGCTCCAACGGTTTGCGGCCTCGGTCTTTTTCAGGGGTGTCATCAACGATTTCGACTTCTACGTCGCCACCGTCGGCTTCAACCTTGACTTCAAGGTCCGTGTTTGGGCCTTGCTCGATTTGGACGTCATCGTCCTGTTCGTCTGGAAATTTGAATCCTGACATCAACAGCTCCTTTATGCGCGGGTCAAACCGCGAGGGTCTTGAACAACGGCATCAATCTGGTCGTCATTGAGCAGACGGAACTCCTTGCCGAAGATTTTGAATCGCGTACCGGAGTAGGTACGCACGAGCACAAAGTCGCCCTCTTTACACCAAGCGCCGCTTGGGAATTTGGTCGTGTCTTTGTACGCATCTGGTCCGACTTTCAGCACGAACAGCACCGTGGTGGCGTGCTCTTCGGTCTTCATGAACGAGTCAGCTTTGACGATGTTGGAGTTCTCGTACGTCTCGGAGACGTCAGGAACAACACAAAGAATTTTCCAGCCGGTAGGTTCGGGCAGCGACTTGGCTTTGTCCTCGGGGGCAATGCTTTCGTCTTGCTCTTCTTTGGGTTGGATCGCTTTTGGCAAAGAAATGCCGGGGGGCAGGATCAGTCCTGATTCACTCATCATCTGAGTTCTCCAATTTTTGTACAAGGTCAATGATGTAACGCTCTGCTTGGGCTAGGCCTTGAATCACCCCACAGAGTTTTTGGTACTCGTCAAAGTTGCGACAGATGCCCCCAGCGAGGTCATCTGCGTAGTTGTTCATGTCCTTGCGTATTTGTTCGCGCAATACGCGTGCGAAGTCTTGGACCATGTTTATTTCTTACCTTTCGGTGGTTGGTTGCGGGTGGCAGCGGCTTGCTGGCGGGACTTGGCGATGTCAATGCCCATCTTGACACCGTCGCGTTGTTGGTCAGCCGACAGACGTTTTTCAGCCTGCGTGGCCTGTTGGCCGGCTTTGAAACCGTCAAGCTGCATCTTGGCAGCCACTTCCTGTTTCTTGAGTTCGAGCTCGTCTGCGCGGGCAGCGGCGTCGATCTGGAGCTTTTTGTCCTTGAGCTGCAGCTCACCTTGCTTGATCTGCAACTCTTGCTGTTGCAGCTGGATCACAGGGTCTTGGGCCTGCTGCTGAGCTTGCTGCTGGGCAGCCTGTGCTTGGTTTTGCTGCAGAACCTGCTGAGCGGCTTGGGCCATCATGGACGACAGCGCCAGCTCGATCTGGGGCGGCAGCTTCTCGTCTTCGGGCGGCAGGGGCATGCCAAGCTGCTGCTCTATCTTTTGGCGGTAGGCGAAGCCAACGTGCTCAGCAATGTGTGCCTGCATGGCAGCCATCAGCTGCTGCGCCTGTGGGTTCTGACCGATCAGTTGCATGATCACGGGGTCCTGCATGGCTGACATGTGCACCTTGATGTGCGACTCATGGTCTTGATACTGGAAGGCCTTGACCGGCTCGCCCTTGAGCACGCATTGGTTCTCGGACACGGGGTCACGAGGCTTCTGGTCTTCCGGCAGGGGTACCAGCTTGTCCGCGTTCTTGATGCCCAACACTTCCAGCATGCCACGGTGCAGTTTGGGCAGGTCATAAATCTGGGGAGCCGACTGGGCCAGCTGGATCACGGCCTGATACTGAACAACGCGCTGAGACAGGGTGGCAGCATTGGGGTCGCTCACCGGCAGGATGTCAACGTGGTCGTAGTCCGACTGCTTGACGCTAGGGCCTTCAGCGTCATCGTCGCTGCCGTCAGGTTCGTAACTGTACTCGGGGTCTGTGTAGTCGCGGATGATCGCTGCCAGCAGCTGCAATTCTTGCTTCAAGCTGTAGTGAACACGCGCCTGAACAGCTGTCATCACCTTGAGCTGTCGTTCGAGGAGGGCCAGCGTGGTACCAACGGGGGCCTGAGCGGACATATCGCTGACCTGCATATCAGCAGTTGCCGCAAAGCGACGGCCTTCTTCCACGATGGTATTCAGCAGGTTGTACAAGGTGCCCGACGGCTCTTTGTAAGGCAGTGGCAGGATGTTGTCTCGGATGTTTCCGGAACCGATGTCAACATCCCGGAACTCGCCGGGAGCGATGGGTGTGTCATCGCCTTTGATCCGCAGGCCACGACTCTTGAGGCCACCGGGCAGGTTGGACAGCGTACCAGCGTCGATCAACTGACGCATCAGGCTGGTAGCCGAATTTGCAAAGCCACCGATCAGGTGGAACAGGCCGAAGCCGTAAGCACCGAAGCCGGGGATGTACTGGTAGTGCACGAAGTGCTGGCGCTTCAGGCGCAGCTCGTCGTCTTCTTTCCAGTTGCGGCGGATAGCCAGCACGGTGTTTGTGCCACGGATCAGCGTGACCACATACGGCAGCATGATCTCGTTCTCGTCCGACAGCGGGTCACTCTGCAGGTGCAGGTCAACACTGGCTTCGTACAGCGTGAAGCGGTCGTCGTTGAGGTCTTGGAAGCCCGTCTCTTTGTTCTTGGCTTGGTTGATGGCGTCGATGGCCTTGTCCGGCTCGCCAATCTCCACATCTCGGTAGAAACCCGCAGCTTGTAGCTTCTTGATCTCGTTCTTGGTCTTGCGCATCACGTGGGTGACGCGGTAGCAAGTCTGGATGTCCGAGGTGCCGTAGGGCAGGATGACGTCCTCGGCTGGAATGAAGATCGACACCTGACGCTCAAGGCTGGGGTCGTAGTAGACCTTCTTGAACGCAGAGCCGGTAGCTGGCAGCGACCACAGCATGCGCTCGTGCTCCGGACGGAACTCTTGCATCACCTCAGTAAGCTGGTAGTTCATGTCAGCCTCGACACGCGCAGCCGCTTCTTTCTTCTCTGGAGTCTCTTTGCCGATGATCTTTGTACGCACCGGGCCTGCGGCTGGGAACGTCTCGGTGATTGTTTCTGACTGGAATCTTACAACAGCCTCGGTGATCATCGGGTGGAACACGCCAGACGCGCCGTCCCACGGCTCCGTGCGCTCCTCGATCTGCAGGCCCAGCAGTTTCAGACCTGTGACGTAGGCTTTCTCCCACTCTTTGCGGGAGTTCTTGTCGTTGTCGATGTCACCAGCCAAGTCGCCGGCCATCTGGTCTATCTCCCCATCGGGAAGGAACTCGGCAAGGTTGGCATCAAAGTCGTTGATCGTACCCTCTTCGGCTTCACCGGGCTCCAGATGGATGTCCAAGTCGCCTGCATGGATGTCGACAGACTCGGGGTCCACGATCTCCACTTCGATCGGCTCAGCCGCTGCAGCTTCTTCAAGCCCCACGGGGGCTTGGTACATCGCCTTGTCGAAATTCGTTGCCATGTGCTTGATCTTTCCTAGTAGTACGCCGCCCTACGGCGCTGGAAGAATTTGTCTTCCTGTTCATCTGTATCGAGGGCAATGAAGCCGCCCTGACGGTAGCGCAGAAGCGCTTGGGTGCACGTATCGACAAAGTCATCATGCTCGCCAACAGGGAACGCTGCCATTTCCTCAATCACTTCACGCGCCCAGCGCGTGTCCGGTGCCCAGACTTTACCCGAGGTGAACAGGTCAGCAACGGCGTTCAGGCGCACCATTTTGTCATTTCCACGGCTCGGTGTAAATTCCTGAACGGGGATGCCCATGTTGCGCAGCTCTTGAATCAGGGGCGCACCAGCGGCCTTCTTTTCAACGATGAACGCGTCTGGTTGCCACTCTTTCCAGTGCTTGTGCGCGATTTGCTTGAGCTCCGGGAATGCCATCCGGTCCTTGAACGCATCCAACAAGATCAGCTGCGGGCTGTTGCCTTCCTCCTCGTTGTACCAGACGCCCCACGTCGTGCAGGCGCTGTAGTCGGAGTTGTTCTTGGTTTCAAAGGCCGTGTCCCAGCTCTGAATCACGTAGTCACACGGTGGCGGCTCGTCACCCTCCCAGATGCGCCAGTGTTTCCTGCTGACGATCGCACTGGTCTCAGCTGTGGGCTGCTGCATGTACTGGGCGTTCCAATACCGTGGGTCCAGCGCAGCCTTTGTGGCCTTGAGGGACTCCAGCGGCCACTGCTCCGGCCACAAGCTCTTTTCCTGCTCCGTGTTTTCGTTCAGGATGGCCGGCAGCTCCACAATCTCCCATGGGATGGAGTCTGGATTCTTGGTCTGGTAGTCGATCAAGCGTCCAGTAAGGTCCAAAAGAGACCAGCGCGTCATGATAATGATGATCGCACCACCGGGCATCAAGCGCTGCAGCGGGCCCGTCTGAAACCACGACCACGCGGTGTCGAAAGCCAAGCGCGAGTTGGTCTTTACATCCTGTTCGGAATGAGGATCGTCAATTACAAAAAGGTCGGCACCACGACCAGCAAGAGCACCACCGACACCAGCAGCATAATACTGTCCGCCAGCCGACGTAGACCACTTGCCTGCAGCCTTCTGGTCGTCGGCGACGAGTGTTTGCGGGAAAACTTCACGATACTCCTCCGAGTCCAACAGGTTTCGGATGCGGCGACCGAAGTCTTCGGACAGGCCCGCAGTGTGCGTACCCATGATGATCTTCTTTTGGGGGTACTTGCCAAGGAAGTACGCTGGGAACAGGTACGAGCTGAACTCAGACTTACCCATACGAGGCGCGATGTTGATGATCACGCGCTTTTTCTTGCCCTCGATCACGTCCGTGAAGATTTTGGCCAGACGTTTGTGGTGAGGGCCGATCTTGAAACCCGGATAGACCGCTTGGGCAAACCCGAGCATGTTGTCTTGCGCAGCCGCAAGTCGGGTGCGCATCTCTCGCGTCTCCAAATCCTTGAGCAGCTCCTCTTTTTCGGCGGCTGACAGGTGCGGCAGGGCCTTTTGAAGCGCTTCGAGCTCCAGTTTGGACAGCGTGGTGAGCTTTTTCACTCGGCGTCTTCCCGGGGGAGGCCCAGAGCGCCGGTCTTTTCAGCGTCTTCGTACACGTCGATGACGTCGACCACGCCCATGAACTTGTTGAGCTTGTCCTTGATGCGTTGGTCGAGCTCGTTGTCGGACAGCTCTTCCTTCTTGATCTCGATCTTTTCGGTGAACAGGCCCACCTCGGTGACTTTGCCCAGTAGGGCCAGCGCCTTGAGTCTGATGTTGGGGTTTGTATGTGTTGTCTCCTCCACCAGCTTGGCCACTGTGTAGCCACGAAGCTCCTTGGCCTGCTCAATGAACTCCCAATCGTAGGCGCTGAGCATACCTGTCAGGTGCCTGACAGCTTCCGGGGTCTTGAGCTGTACCAAGGCGGCCTTTTGCTCGGAGGTATCTGTGGTGGCGGTCAGCGCCCCAAATGCTTTTCGGGCGTCCGCCTTCTCCAGATCGGCCAAGACTTCGTCGTCTGGTGGTGCCCCAAGTTCCTCCAGCCAGCTCGATGTGGCTGTCTGCGCGGCCAAGACTTCATCGACCCCCGCTTTCTCAAGCGTGGTCATGGGTCCGGGCGGCGTTGGTTCCGGGTTGAATTGCACCAAATTCTCAAACATTGCGCGAAGGCCTTGTAACCTCGATGGCTGAAATGTACACTACTTTCTGACCGCTGCGCAAGCCGTGGTCTGTTTCATGCAAGTTCTCCTTGAAAGGTTCCCCCCGGTGTCGAAAGGTGCCGGGGGTTTTTTGTTGTACGTTTGACACAGTTTTTAATAATTTTTTATAAAATTTTTGGAGGTTGGGTGCTTAAACGCAAACCGGTGTTGGCCTTAACGAGGGGTATTTAATTGACAAACGTTTTACATTTTGCTGGGAATCGGTGCGGAACAGTGTTTATGCCAAGTCGCACCGCCGCATCGAAAAAGGGGTTCCCCCCGTACGGTGGGGTCGCCGCAGGGCAAAAAATACCCCCTGTCAATATGTCTCTAAAACGTGTTGTGGTATAATAAAGCTATGCAATCAGGGTTTGGTTGCATCTGTTTGCCCGCCAGTTGCGGGCTTTTCCTTTTGGAGTAATCAACATGACACACACTATCAACACCAACGCAATCGTTACCAAGTACGAAGCCTTCTTGAAGGCCGGCACGTCATACGGCGACGCACTCAAGCAGGCCGCCGCGCAACTTGGTACGACACCGTGTCCCACGCTTATGCAGGCACTGGCCGCAGTCCACGCCAAGCATTACAAGTGCAACTTCACGTGGAATAAGTCAGGCCGCGCCGTCTTTCATACGGGCGCAGAGTCAACACGCGACACACGTCACTACGCTGCCCAGAAATCGTGGGAGCGTAACGTTGGCGTCTTCTTCACAACAGGCGAGCCCAAGGTGAGCAAGCATGTGCCCGTTGACCCCGTGGCCAAGTTGCTCAAAGCCTACGCGGGTTTGACCACTGCGCAAAAACGCGCTTTCCTGCGCGGTATCTGATCGGTACGACAACTTGTCGCACGGGTTTTCAATTCAGCGGGCGGGCGTTGCTCGTCTGCTGTTCCATTTCTTGTCAATCAACCTTTTCGTGACGCAACCCCGCGTCATACAACCCGCAGCTATAAAGCTGCACAGGAGCACACCATGAGCAAGACCAACCGTTATTCCATCATCAAGCACGAACAAATCACCAAGCTGCGCGCCTTGCGTGAAGACTTTGCCCACATGGCACGTGACGCCGCATACAAGCGTGCCGTCATCGAAGAAGCCCGCGCCCATGAAGCCGAGTGGGACACCATCAAAGCAGGCAGCCACAAGATACGCGTCAAGCAAGGTCGCCTGTTCAAATGACGCTGCGCTGGCCGTACGACACGATGTCGTACGGTCTTAGCCTGAGATGTTTGTGAGAAGCTCGTCAAAACGCATACCCACTAGCACCCAGCAAAATCCCACCAAGTCCAGCACCAAGCGTGGGCCTCTAACCCGCATGGTTGAGCCACACCCACCACTTACTACTATATATATATCTATATAAATAAATAACTTATATATATGGGAGGGGTTTTACTTCTTTAAGTTACCTTGTTCTTCTGTTTTTCATGGCTTAAAGAAGTAGAACCCGTACCCTACGTATTAGTTCTGGGAAAAACACACCCTAATTAACGCAATAACTTCGACAACCCTGCAACCATGCGGGCTCCGTGCGTACTGTTCACTCCGGTATTGGTGGACGGTTTACCCAGTTCCCTCAAAAAGCTGTACAAATAGGGGTTTGTTCCCTACAATATGCAAGTCGTAACTGCACAACTCCGCGACTATTTGTCGCAACACTTTCAGAAAGGTCGTCACTTATGCAAGCTACCCCTCTCACGTATCCTGAGTGCGTTCCCCCGAAATGGGGCTTACACGTAGCCTTCAGCGTCAAAGACATGCGCTCGTTTCTCTACAAAGGGCTGTCCGGTATGCCGCATGCGCCCCGCACACTGGCGTACAAAGCAACACTCGAAGCGGTCAACACGCTGCACACCCGAGGCATCACCAAGTTCTACGGGGATAAGGTGCTCAAGCTGTTGATTCAGGCAGCGCGGGAGCATGGGTGGCTCAAGCGTGATGGCGGGCGCTATGTTGCCGTGCCGAAGGCGCAGAAGCCTGACCACAAGGTGTGCCGCAAGTGCAAGCAGGAAAAGCACGTCGATGAGTTCCGCATGGAGGCCACACCTGCGCAGAAGGCAGCACGCGGCTGGGCCGAGGAGCGTCGTCACTACACATACGCCGTGAGCTGCGCCCATTGCCGCAAGCTCAAGAAACAAAAGGAACGGCGCAAGGAGATCAAGCGCACCAGCAAGGCGGGCTTTGCGTTGCTGCGCGATACGTTGCAGCGAGAGCTGGCAGGCACGATGCGGGCCATCCGTAAGCACATCGCGTTCACCACCCCCGATGGTGGGAAGGTTTATCAGTTCGAGTGCGAAGAAGACCAGACCTATTTCTTTGAGCGTGAGCGTCTGCTGCGCCTAGCCTTGCAGCGGTTTGATGCTGGCGTGGATGAGGGAGACTTGAGTCAGCGCATCGACAGCACTGCGCCTGCCGGGGCATGGCAGTCTTTGCTCACCGAGCAGGAGCGAGAGAAGCTGGCCGACCTACACAGGCGAGGTTCGTGGGCAGACAGTTCTAAAAAGGGCAACACGCCGAAACTGTGGGAGCCACGGAGACCCCAGACACGCGAGCCTCGCATACACCTACCGCCTGAGCCGCGCACCGAGCCCACGGTGGAGCCGCCACCGGATGTGTTGTTTGCGTCACTCCCCACAGACAGCACACCGTGGGAGGATATGTGAATTAAAACCCGCCGCCAGTCGGTCACTGGCAAACCCCGAGTGGTGCGACACGTTGTCGCACCACATCAACCAAAAGGAGAAGCAACCATGAATGAAAACCTGAATGAAAACGCAACGCCAAGTATGGCTATGCCCATAACGATGGAGGACACAACACCAGAGCAAGAACACGAACACCACGTAGCCTTACCACTGATCAACATGTTGCTCGCAACATTCGAGAAGCACATCGACATGCTGGTGGAGACCAAGTTCCACGCCATGATGCAGAACAGACAGGCGCTGACGCTGCTCGACGATGCGCTTGCGGACAAGATCGAGGCCATGGTCAAGGACGCAATCGAGGAACACGAGAGCGATTACGCACACCCATCGGACGAAGACATTGAGAACGAGGTCGACCACCACCTTGAGCACTTCGTCAGACAGGGCAGCCATGAGTTCATCACTGAGCGCCAGTTGAGTGAGAAGGTCAGCGATGTGCTCGACGAGATACTCGACGACCGCATCAACCAAGCGCTGTCGGGTGCCAGTATTGAGATCACTGTGTAAGGAGAAACAACCATGAAGACAAGTGAACTGACAGGCGCTGCCCTTGATTGGGCAGTGGCGATGGCTGAGAATTGGGCCGGTGCTGACTTTGAGGTCAAGCCTTACTCAATCGACTGGGCACAAGGCGGGCCGATCATTGAGCGTGAGGGTATCAACCTACGGATGCACGCAGGCACAGATAAGCAGCCTATAGCCTTCGTGTGGGTAAACCACACACCAGCGCATCGAGAACTCGGAGACACCCCACTCATCGCAGCCATGCGCTGCTACGTTGCCAGCAAGCTGGGCGATGAAGTTGAGATACCGGAGGAACTGATATGACAAACATCGCAGACAAACCATGGGAGAACGAGCCCGATCATCTCATGTTCATGAGTGACGCAGGGTATATCTGTGAGATCAAGCGCCATCCGGACAGCAAGCATCTCAACGGGTACATCTTCATACCCTTCGGCCACCCAGACTACGGCAAGGACTACAACGACTTGCATGGGTACAACAACGGAGCCTTCTACGAAGACGCGCCTCACTCGCATGGTGGGTGGACGTACGCAGCGACAAGAGGCGACGAGGATGGTGGCAAATACACAGTGTTCGGCTTCGATTGCCACCACAGCGGTGACTACGCACCGGGCCACGCTGCGCAGCTTGCATCGCTTGGGATAGGCGGCCTGAGCCAACGCTTCGATACGTACCGCACGATTGAGTACGTCACCAACGTGTTAGAGCAAGCCGCGCATGACTTCAAACGCAGAGAGAAAGGAGAGCAACATGACTTCGACAAAGGATGAATGGACAGGGCAGTGGCGTGTGTTTGTGTTAGACCCAAATACCGCACGCGAGAAAAAGTGTGACCAGCTAGTACGCATACATCTCATGGAGGATGTAGCCATATCGTTTGGCTTTGTTGAGCAGCGAATTACGACACGAACACATACGCAGATGGAAGAGCAGGTCACGTACTACGTGTACGGCACGGGTCTCAACACGGCGCACGCTTACGATGACTACCAACAAGTACACACGCTGCGCGAAGGTATGACCATCATTGAGTGGCTATGGCAAAACAGAAAGGAGAGCAGCCATGAGTAAAAGGAACAGTCATCAATCTTCTTATCGGGGGCCGGCCAAACCAATCCCCACAGCCCGAAGGTTCGACGCGATGGACTACGCAGTGTTGGCCATGTACGCAGTCTGCGTGCTGGTCATAGCAATGGACGTGCTGGTCTGGAGACCGTATTAATCAACCGTGCGACAAGTTGTCGTACCAATT